CCGCCGATTCCGCCCAGTTCTCCCATGCCGGCTCCGTAATTACTCAAATCTCTATAGTCATCCGGATTGGGAATGTTGTTTTCAAACAGGGAGGAAGGGTTGAAGTTTGCTATGCTTTCGTCTATGCCTTTGCCGAAGGAATAACCGGCATTCCACGCGCCCTTATACTCAAAGCGTTCTAAATGAAAGCTGGAAGCATCCGCTTTTTCCATGATTTCCTCTCCTCGACCGAAAGTCTCATCCACCAGGCCGCCAAGGGAACTGCGCCACCCGGAAACCGCTCCGGCAAGGTTTGAGCCAAAAAGCGTATCAATTGCTGAAGCTATCGCTTCCAAAATTCCAAGCACTATATCGGCCATACTAGAAATCAATCGAATAATTGCTGCCACCGGATTATTAAATACATTTCCGAAAAAATTGGCAAAAGCAGCTATAAAATTCCAAAGCAACGCAAACGCATCAATGATAAAGTTAAGCAGTGTAATAAGCAAGTTTCCAATAAAGGCAGCCGCTACTGTGAATACTCCGCAAATGATACCGGTTGCGGAAATAGACGTCCCGGCAAATTTGTTGACTGCCGC